GCGTGTGTTGAAACCTCGTATCAGCCAGTTGGCCTCCAGCATCGACGCTGACGTTGCCAATGCCTACAAGTACATCGGTAACTCCGTTGGCACCCCAGGCACTACTCCTTCTACTTCTTTGGTGCTGTTGCAAGCCCAGCAGAAGCTGAATGAGAACGCTGCTGTTATGTCTCCACGCTACGCTACCGTTAATCCTGCCGCCAACGCTGGTTTGGTTGAGGGTATGAAGGGTCTGTTCAATCCAACAGACACCATCAGCAAGCAGTTCCGTAACGGCATGATGGGTACTGGCGTGTTGGGCTTTGACGAGATCAATATGTCTCAGTCGATCAAACAGCACACCACCGGCTCTCGTGATGCCTCGGCCTCCACTTTGGTGAAGACTCCTGGCGTGACTTCCGAAGGTGCTTCTACCATCCTGTTGGAACAAGGCTCTGTGACCACCACCATCAAGGCTGGTGACGTGTTTACCATTGCTGACAGCTATGCAGTCAACCCACAGACTCGTGAGTCTACTGGTTCTCTGTATCAGTTCGTTGCCCTGGCTGACGCTACTGCCGTGTCTGGCACCTGGACTGTGACCGTGTACCCCATGTACTCGGCTGGTCATGCCCTGGCTACCATGAATGTGTTGCCCGTGACTGGTAAAGCTGCTACCTTCCTGGGTGCCGCTTCCAGCCAGTATGCACAGAACTTGGTGTACCACAAGGACGCCATTACGTTTGCCACTGCTGACCTGTTGCTCCCACAAGGTGTTGACATGGCTGCTCGTGCTGTGCATAACGGTATCAGCCTGCGCGTTGTTCGTCAGTACGACATCAACAACGACCGTATGCCTTGCCGTATCGACGTTCTGTATGGCTACAGCACGATTCGTCCTCAAATGGCTTCCCGCATCTGGGGCTAAATTGAATGGGGCTTCGGCCCCTTTCTTCGTAAATCATTCTTTTTAAGGAAATTATCATGGCACTACCTAACGGCGGCGGCGGCTATCAACTTGGTGATGGCAACCTCAACGAAATCGTGCTGGGCTACGCTCCAGCTCCTGCAACCTACACAGCTAACGCAACTGCCGCTTTGACGGTTGCTGATCTGGAAGGTGGCATCATTCTGTACACACAAACCAATGCCAACAACCTCCAGCTTCCGCTGGTGGCCGGTGTGGGTGGCGTGGACGCAGAAATCAGCAGCGCTAAAGTTGGCAGCACATTTGACTTTGTTGTCATGTCTACCAGCACTGGCGTGGGCACACTGACTGTCAATACCGGCTGGACTTTGGTTGGCTCTGGCCTGACCACTGCTTCTGGCTTTGGTGCTATTTTCCGCGCTCGCAAGACGGGTGATGGCACTTACACCTGCTATCGTATTGGCTAAATCGGGTGGGGCTTCGGCCCTATCTTTTTAAAGGAACATCATGCCTAATACCAAATCAATCGGCGTTGCTTATGAAGATCAGCAATTGGATGGCGCAGTCATGGGTAAAGCTGGAGGTACCGCTGGTTTCTTCGGCGTTACTCCTGTTGCTCAACCTGCTGCTATTACGGCTGTTACCAATACCGCTTCAGGTACTGAGTTGGCAACCGCTATCAATGCTCTCCGTACAGCATTGAAAACACTCGGCATTACTGCCTAATGTATCGGGGGCTTCGGCCCCCGTTTTAACATGCACATTTATTTAAAACACTTTCTCCACGGTTCCAAAGTAGCAATTTCCGACATGGAAGCTGAAGCTGATGAGAAAAACGGCTGGACAAGGTACAATCTAGAAACGCCTTCGGACTCCGAAGAAGCGGCTCCCGTTAACACACTCGGGATCAAGCGCAAATACACCCGTAAGGTGGAAACCGAAGGAGTCTAGTCATGACGACATACACCGCTGGCGATCAAATTAATCGGTCACTCCGATTGCTTGGCATTCTTGCCGAAGGTGAAACGCCGTCTGCTGCCATGTCTCAAGACGCTTTGATAGCGTTAAACCAGATGATCGACTCGTGGTCTATTGAGCGTTTGGCCGTGTTTTGCACCCAAGATCAAGTATTTACATGGCCTGCCGGCGAGTACATTCGCACCCTTGGCCCTTCTGGTAACTTTATAGGCCTGCGCCCTGTAATGCTGGATGACGCTACTTACTTCCGTGATCCGGGCACCAACGTGTCCTTTGGCATCAAGTTCATTAACCAGCAGCAGTACAACGGCATTGCCGTCAAGACTGTAACCAGCACGTATCCGCAGGTCTGCTTTGTGAACATGGGCTTCCCCGACATCACCATGTCGATCTACCCCCGACCAACTCGTGACCTTGAATGGCACTTCGTGTCGGTGCAGGAACTTGATCAACCCGCTACCTTGGCAACTGACTTGCACTTCCCACCGGGTTACATGCGTGCGTTTACGTATAACCTAGCAATGGAGTTTGCACCTGAGTTTGGCGTAGAACCCAGCCCCCAGGTGTCGCGCATTGCTATGACCAGCAAGCGTAACCTGAAGCGTATCAATAACCCTGACGATGTGATGTCGATGCCTTACGCTATCGTGGCGACTCGCCAGCGTTTCAACATCTACGCATCGAATTATTGAGCGTTGTCGTACTTACTATGCTTACCCGCAACAAAGCCCTTGGTGCCTTTTACGGCTCTCAAAAGTCCTTGAGTTTTGTATGCGTCAATCGCATGCTGAATATTTTGCTGGTGCGTGACAATTTCCAGGTTATCCAATTGGTTATTAGCGCGGTCAAGGTCTTTGTGATTTATTTCCAAACGGCCTTCAATACGCCCGTTAAATGCTTCCCACATGACGCGATGGACAGCGCGGCGAGCGTACACACCGTTTCGGCACAGCGAAACTTGAAAGTACCCTTTAAGCAATTTAATTTTGCATGGTCTGTAAGCGGCATCACCGGCCCAAGTCTTGCCCAACTTGATAGAATGGGCTGTGGGTATGCTGGTGCCCAAAAAAGTAGCAACTTCTTTAAGGGTAGCGCCGTGTTCAAACATTTGTTTTGCCTTGGGAATTTTTGTGGCGTCAAGAGATTTGGCTCTGGCAATACGGCGCATATTTCCAAAGTCGCTTACCTCATACAATTCTTCAAAATCCAAAACTGGTTTCCACGTTTCCATAGTCTAACTCCTTTTAATATGAATGGTAGTATAGCATGAAAACCCAGATTCTTGGTTCAGCGTATGTTGCTCGCAGCGTCAACGCTGCCGACAATCGCATGATCAATCTGTTCCCGGAACTGATCCCAGAAGGCGGTAAAGAGTCTGGATTCTTAAACCGCGCCCCTGGCCTTAATTTTCTGCAAACTGTTGGTACAGGCCCAATACGGGCTTTGTGGGCACACCAGACCAATGGCTCTGACTTTTACGTTGTCTCGGGCACTGAGTTCTTTAAACTGACAAGCCTGACAGGTACACCCGTTAAGCTGGGCAATGTGTCTGGCACTGGGCCTGTTTCGATTGCTGACAACGGCACACAGTTATTTATTGCCTGCAACGGTCCAAGTTACATCTACAACGAAGTCACCAACGTCTTTGCCCAGATTACAGACCCTGACTTCCCAGGCGCTGTAACAGTTGGTTATCTTGACGGGTACTTCGTATTTAACGAACCTAACAGCCAGCGCGTTTGGGTTACCAGCCTGCTTGATGGCCTATCAGTCGATCCTCTTGACTTTGCCAGTGCCGAAGGTTCACCTGACGGACTGGTGGCGCTGATAGTTGACCACCGCGAAGCCTGGCTGTTTGGCTCTGATTCCGTTGAGGTCTGGTATAACGCTGGCAATCCTGATTTTCCATTGGCGCGTATTCAAGGCGCTTTTAACGAAATTGGCTGTGTAGCTGCGTACTCGGTTGCCAAGCTCGACAACGGCCTGTTCTGGCTGGGCACAGATGCCCGTGGACAAGGTATCGTCTACCGGGCCAACGGATACACAGGCACTAGGGTTTCTACCCATGCCATCGAGTATGCAATTGCTCAGTATGGCAACATTTCCGACGCTTTGGCTTACACGTACCAGCAAGAAGGCCACTCGTTTTACGTGCTGATCTTCCCAACTGCCAACGCAACTTGGGTGTATGACGTATCCACACAAATGTGGCATGAGCGTGCTGGATTTGTGAATGGTGCGTTTACTCGGCATCGTTCTAATTGCCAGTGCAACTTTGAAGGCAACACTGTTGTCGGTGACTTTGAAACCGGCAACATCTACACGTTTGACCTAGACATCTATGCTGACAATAGCCAGCCTCAGAAGTGGCTTCGGTCATGGCGTGCGTTGGCACCTGGGCAGAACAACCTGAAACGTACATCGCACCACAGCCTCCAGCTTGACGCTGAGACAGGTGTTGGTCTGGTTGTGGGCCAGGGTAGCCAGCCAGAGGCCATGCTACGCTGGTCAGACGATGGTGGTCACACTTGGAGCAACGAGCATTGGCAGCTTATGGGTGCCATTGGTCAGTACGGTTACCGCACCATCTGGCGGCGTCTGGGCATGACCCTCAAGCTGCGTGACCGGGTGTATGAGGTGTCTGGTACCGATCCAGTTAAGATTGCCATCATGGGTGCTGAACTTTACGTAACCCCGACAAACGCATGAGTGAACCAAACGTCATCCTCACAAATATCACGCCACCTCGGGTTCCTCTTACGGATGCCCGGACTGGCCTGATCTCGCGTGAATGGTACAGATTCTTCTTCAATCTGTTTCAGCTTACAGGCAGCGGTACTAACTATGCGTCATTGACCGACTTGCAGGTAGGACCACCAGTTCAAGAGATTGACCTGACCACTGTTGACCCGGTGCCTGCTGGCTTTGCTGCTTATGCCAGCAACTCGTCACTAGAGTCAGATGTTGCCGAACTGCAAAAAGAAATTCAAGCACTTGACAGTGCACCGCCTTTGCTAAACAGCAATACGTTGAACACCAACTATTTGGATTTCGAGGTCGACGCGCCGCACACCAACCAGATGGGCCGGATGGGCTGGAACGCAACAGACCAGACCGTTGACCTCGGCATGGAATACGACGTGGTGCAGCAGGTTGGACTGGAAACTTACGCTCGCGTGGCTAACTTCACCGGAGTCACCATCCCAAACGGCACCGTGGTAGGGTTTACCGGGGCCATACCGGACAGCGCACTGTCAGTGGCACCCTATCTAGCCAACGGCGCAACAAACACGCTGTACGTCGTGGGCGTGATGACACACGACCTGCCAGACACAGGGCAAAAAGGCTACTGCACCGTTTGGGGCTTTGTGCGTGACGTAGACACCAGCGGGTTTACCCTTGGTGACATCTTGTACGCCAGCCCAACAGTGGCGGGTGGACTTACCAACGTCAAGCCAACCGCGCCGAATAACGTGGTGCCCATCGCAGCCGTGCTACAAGTCGGCACTACCGACGGCGTGATCTTTGTCCGACCCACCATCGAGCAACAGATTTATTATGGCGAGTTCACCAAGACCAACAGCCAAAGCCCGGCAGTCATCAATACCGCCTACCCGTTACTGTTCACCAACACAGAGATCGCCAATGGCGTATCCATTGGCACGACAACCTCTGAAATTTACGTAGCTCAAGCTGGCCTGTACAACATCGCCGCTTCTGTACAGATTACTTCTAACAATAGCGCACAAAAATCTATTTGGGTCTGGTTGCGCAAAAACGGGACGACAGATTTTCCCAATTCAGCCCGAGTCGCTTCGATCACACTGAACAACGGCTACTTGGTTGTGACATTGAATGAAGTTGCATCCTTGCTGGCCGGTGACTTCATCGAGGTCATGTACGCAGCAGACAATACCAACGTCAGCATCGCCACCGTAGCTGCTACCGCCTTTGCACCAGCGGCACCTGCCGTTATTCTTGCAGTCACCCAGACTGAACAATAGGAGTTACCCATGACCGTTACCGTCAAAGTCCTGATCCCGGCCAAGATTGCCGAAGCGACACAGGTCACCCAGTACACCGCCAATGGCGTCACTACAATCATTGACAAGTTTACTGCCACGAACTACAGCGCCAGTGCTGCCACGTTGTCGGTCAACTTGGTCACAGTGTCGTTTTCAGCCGGGGATGCCAACTTGATCACCAAGACCAAGACGTTGCAGCCTACCGAGGTGTACACATTCCCCGAACTGGTGGGCCAAGTATTGTCACCGGGTGCGTTTATATCTACACTAGCAGGTACTGCTACAGCAATCAACATTCGTGCTTCTGGGCGTGAGGTTTCGTAATGCAAGTCACATACGGGCCTGAGTTTAATCTTGCGGTAAGCCAAAATGCTCCGCACAAGGTTAAATTTCGTCAAGACATTTTGACGGTTCAGGAAGGTATGCAAAAAATGATTGCTGATGGTGAGATGGAAGACAAGTTGCCAGATTGCACCCTGACGCACTATTTCTCACCAGTTAGCGAAGATTACGGTTGCAGCACCTACGCTCGGCAGATGTTTATTCCCAAAGGGACATTAATCATTGGTAAAATTCACCGGCATCAGCATTTGAACTTTATCATGAAGGGCAAAGTTTCTGTTATGACGGAATTTGGCAAGAAATATTTTGAGGCACCGTGTGGATTTGTCTCAGAAGTGGGCTTGAAACGTGCTGTGGTTGCCGAAGAAGACACCGTATGGATGACGGTACACGTAACCAAATATTGCAGCGAATCGGATTTGGACAAAGTAGAGGCTGAACTCATTGCACCAAGTTACGATGAAATGGGTTTGCTGGACGACATGCGACAGCTTGAAAGGATAACATCATGACATTCGGAATTACAGCAGGACAAGCATTCCTCGGAGGCACAGCTTTACTTGGTGGACTGTTGTCATCTAAGGGTGCCACATCTGCCGCAAAAACTCAAGCGGCTGCTGCTACTCAGCAAGCAGACACCCAGGCACAAGCAGCCCGAGAAGCTCTTGCCCTTCAGGAGAGAATGTACGAACGGCAGATTGGTTTACAGGAACCGTACCGCCAAGCTGGCCTAACTGGTCAGAATCGACTGATGGAACTGATGGGGCTTGGTGGCAATACTGGCGCTGCTGGTTACGGCAAATATGCTCGTGATTTTGGTACTGCTGATTTTCAACAAGACCCAGGTTATGCCTTCCGATTGTCTGAGGGTCAGAAAGCACTTGACCGACAAGCCGCCGCTCGTGGTGGCTTGATCTCTGGTGGAGCGCTTAAAGCAGCAACTCGATACGGTCAAGAGATGGGTTCTCAAGAATACCAAAATGCCTTTAACCGTTATCAGACTCAACGTACAAACCAGCTTCAACCATTGGGCAGTCTAATGGCATCGGGTCAGTCTGCTGCAAGCAATCAAGGTAGTGCTGCTGGTCAGTACGGTGCTTCTGGTGGGAATCTGATTACAGGCGCAGGTCAAGCCATTGGTGCTGGTCAGTATGGTGCCGGTCAGTCTATGGCAGCAGGTCAACTTGGTGTTGGCAATACGATGGGTAATGCTTTGGGCACCATTGGTAGCATGTACCAAACAAATCAAATGATGAATCGGTTTTATCCTGTTTCTGACTCATCTTCACAAGACATGTCAGGATTTCAAACTCCATACATTCAGCCTACGTATCCAACCACAACGCCAGGACTTGGCTCTGGTATGTACCTCCGATAAGGATAAATCATGGCCGATCTTAACGCTCTAATCGCACAAGGTGCCCAATTCCGGCAACCTGAATCGCCATTGAATATGATGGCGCAGTTGCAACAGCTTCAGCAAAACCAATCTGCCAACCAGTTGAACCAGATGAACATTGCTGAAAAGCAACGATTGCAAGAAGAACAAATTGCCTTGCGTGGTTTGTACTCTCGTTCTGCTGGAAAGATGGAAAGTCCTGAGTTTCTTCAGCAGCTTGCATCTCAGTCACCAACTGCTTACCAAGCGCATTTGAAGTTTTTGCAAGAACAAAGAAAAGGTAAAGTTGATATTGAATTGGCTGAAGCGGGAGCTGGTGAAAAACGTGCAAAGACTGGCGAAATTAAACTTGACACAAAGAACAAACAACGAGATTTTATTAACAGGTCTTTGTCTGAGATGTCACGCAATCCATCAGACGCCAATATTATTGCGTTTGGCGAAGACGCTGTATTGGATGGACATCTAACGGCAGAACAAGCAAAAGCAAAAACTCAACAATTGCTTGCTATGTCTACCCCTGAGCGCCAACAATATTTGTCTACGCAAGGTTTGTCCAATAAGGACACTGCTGAGTTGTTTCAGTCAAAACCAGTAAAAAAGACTGACGGTCAGAACGAGTGGATGGAAGAAGGTAATCCACGCCTGCCAAACTATGGAAAACGCATGGTTGGCCCCACCGACATCAAAATGCTGGCTACACCTGGCGAACAATTGACAGCCAGCACTGCTGCTGCTGGTCAACAATCAACAGCTAGAATTGCTAGTGCACGCTTGGCATTTGAGCAAACTAAATTTAATTGGGAAAAAGCCAATCCTGGCTTTGACTTGATTCAAGACGCCGAAGGTGCTTACTTGGCCGTCAATAAGAAGAATAAAAACGACATCACACCATTGATGATGGCTGCTCCTGGTGGTGCTGCTGCTCCTCCTGTTGCCGGTGCTGCTCTTGCTGTGCCTGGCGCTCGTGGCGCAATCAATGTCGGTGACGGTGGCCGTCCTGCAATGGTGCCTGTAACTGGCAAAGCTGCTGCTCTTACTGAGTCGCAAGGTGCTTCTACGACATACGGTATGCGTATGAAAGAAGCTCATGATATTTTGACCAACCTTGAAAAACAGGGTGAAACAAATACAGGTCGTATACGTGGCGTTGTTAGTGGCACAGTTGGTTTAGTTCCACTTATTGGAGACAAGCTGGAAGGTGTTACTGGTTCTATTTACAACGCCTTGCCACAAATTATGGGTGGTCTGAGTCCAGAACAACAACAAGTTCAGCAGGCAAGGATTAACTTTATTACCGCACAGCTTCGCAAGGAATCTGGCGCATCTATCAGTGTTCCTGAGTTTGCTACCGCTGAAAGATTGTATTTCCCTCAGCCTGGAGATGACGCAAAAACAATTGCTCAAAAGCAAAAAACTCGTGAGACATCAATTCGCGGCATGAAAGTTCAAGCTGGGCCTGGTGCTAAAAACATCGGTACTACAGCAGGCCCAGCAGGTTCAACAAGTGATGATCCACTCGGACTAAGGACACCATAACATGGCAACAATGTCTGACATCCGTCAGAAGTATCCGCAGTACGCGGATATTCCTGACCTGCAATTGGCCGATGCGTTGCATCAAAAGTTCTATGCCGATATTCCAAAGCAGGACTTTTACAAGTCAATCAATTTGACTGGTGAAAGTTTTATTCCTGGCAGCATTACATCCTTGCCAAGGGCGGCAGAACCATCAATGCAAGACAAGTTGATGGGCCTGGTGGAGACGCCGGCCATCGTTGCTGGAAACATTGGCCGTGCAATCACTACGCCAGTGGCGCGAATGTTTGGCGAGGCTTATGGTGGTCAGGGTACGCCACAAGGTCGTGAGATGGGACAACGCGCTGCACAGACTGTGTCTGAACAATTCTACCAACCTCGCACCCAGACTGGCCCACAACTGGTAGGCCAGGCTGTTGATGTACTTGGTGCGATCCCACCAACGCCATTGACCAGCGCAGGCACCGCGCTAAGTACGTTGGCTGGCCCTGCTATGAACCAACTGCGGCCAATCCTGACGCAGGCCGTGACACCGGCTCGGAATGCCTTGGTGTCTGCCATACGCAAAGAAGAACCAGGCATGGTTGGTATGGGCGCTGCTTCTACCTCCGAGGCTGCGATGCGCCAAGAACGCGCACAGCGTATGGGCATCCCATTGACCAAGGGTGAGCAGATGCCTGAGCTTGGTTTGCAACAGTTTGAGTCTGACATCGTCAAGCAAAAACCTGAACTCGCCAAGCCACTGATTGAGTTAAAGGCCAAGCAGAAGCAGGCCATCGTCAACAAGTTTGAGCAAATGGCGTCTCAGACTGGCGCTGAGTTTGCAGACCCGGATGCCTACCGCAAGGTCGGCAGCATTGTTGACGAGGCATTGACCAAAGAGTATCAAAAGAAATTTGATGCGTACAAGGCCAAGTACAAGGCGGCAGACACATCCGGACAGACTCTGGAAGAGGTGCCATACCAAGGGCTGGTGGACTTTATCAACAGGCAAACACCAACGACTCAACAGTCGCTGGCTCCGATCCTGCAAGATACGCTTGAGCAGTTGCGCCTGAATGATCCAACCAACAAGGGTTCAATCTCTATTCGTGCGCTGGAAGACATTTACCAGAACATTGGCAAGAAGGCGCAGCCAGGCACACCCAATGCAACCTACGGTAAAGACTTGAAGGGATTGATTGACGAGGCCACAGAGGGCGTTGGCGGCGACCTGTACCGCACGGCGCGTCAGTCTCGCAGGCAGTTGGCAAACGACTTTGAGAACAACTACCGTGTTGCCAAGTTGCTTGGCACCAAGGGTGGATACGCTGACCGTGCCGTTGCGCTCGACGATGTCTTTTCTCACATTGTCTTGGACGGTAGCTTGGAAGAGATGCGTACCGTCACCAAGCTGCTTAAAAAAGCTGGGCCAGAAGGTCGCCAGGCTTATGCAGAACTGCAAGGCCAGACAGTCGAGCACCTAAAAGATCAACTGACAAAGAACGCCAGCGGCCAACTGTCTTTTGCCAAACTCAAAACCGCAATGGATTCGTTGGATCGTGAGGGAAAGCTGGAGTACATGTTTGGCAAATCTGGTGCCAGCCAACTGCGTGATTTGAAACAAGTGGTTCAAGACGCCTTGGTCAAAGACCCCAAGGCGGTGAATTGGTCAAATACAGGCAACGTGGTCATGCGAGGTTTAGAAAACTTGGCGTCTATTCGGTTTCCTGGCGCAAGTCAGGCCGCAGACATTGCCAAGAACATAGCATTAAAAAAACAGATTGCTGAGTCTGTAAACTACAACGCACTGGCACCAAGCTCTACAAACGTTAACGCACTGACAGGTCAATAAAATAGTTCACTAAGGGAAAATATAATCATGACGCCTGAAGAAATGGAGCAACTTGTTCTTGACATATCCTTCGCCATCAATAAATCAACAATCGCATTGTCTCAAGATGAACAGCGGTGGGTGAAGATGGCAATCCAAAAGGAAGCTCAGAGTATTGAACTCCGCAAGGCAGTCATTGAGAAAACGCTTAGTGGATTAGCTTGGTCTGCTGTTGTTGGGCTTGGTTACATGCTATTAGGCTGGGCCACCAGTCACGGGTACAAACCATGATTATTGAATCAATCATTGGCGCTCTAGTGCCTGTGGGTGTCGAGGGCATCAAACAACTGATGACCAACTTCTTCGGTGGCGTCAAGGCCACCAGTATTGAAGACCAGATTAAGCTGGACACCAATGAGATTGAGAAGATCAAGGCACTGGCAGAACTTGATAAACCCATAGGACAGCCCTCGCAGTGGGTGGTAGACCTTCGGGCTTCCGCTAGATACATTGGTGCCCTGGCGGTCATTACAGTCGGTATCAGCACCCTATACGCACCAGTCGATGTGCGTATCCAAGGTATTGCTTTAGAAGCGGCCAACATTGCCTTTGGTTTCTTGTTCGGTAGCCGCATCGTCGCCAGCTTCAAGAAATGAAATCCAACTTTGCCGAGGCACTTCAGAAGGTGCTGGCTCATGAGGGTGGCTTCTCCGATCACCCACTCGATCCAGGCGGCATGACCAACCTAGGCGTCACTAAACGCGTCTGGGAAGAGTGGACAGGACATCCGGTCACCGTCCGTCAAATGACCGATCTAACCCCTGCCAAAGTGGCTCCAATGTACCGGCGCAAATACTGGGACAAGGTGCGCGGTGACGATCTGCCGTCAGGCGTTGACCTGGTGGTGTTCGATGCTGCTGTGAACAGTGGCCCAGGTCGTGCGGCCAAGTGGCTCCAGGCTTGTGTGGGTGTTGAGGTTGACGGCGACATTGGCCCAAAGACTCTTGCCGCCGTCAATGCGTTTGACGCTACTCAGTTAATTGACGACTATGGGCGCCGTCGATTGTCGTTTCTGCTTGACCTTCCGACCTGGAAGACGTTTGGTAAAGGTTGGACTGCTCGGATTGCCGCTGTAAAAACAGAGGCACAGGCTTTCGTTTAGATTTCAGATTCCGCACGGCGGATGGAATCACGATGTCTTCAGAGATTGTCTCCCGGCTGGTGTACTTCCACTTGCACACCTGACACTGCTTTGTACGTACCGTTTCGCAGGGCATCTTGAAGGTCTCAGTGGTACGCATATTCTCAGCGCCGCAGTTGGGGCAATTCATTTCAATCTGTCCTCTTAGGTAATGGTGCCCAGTGACTCCAGAATGGGGCACCTTGGTAGTTACCGTATGCAGCCACGCCGCCATTTCCGAGTAGCTGTAGCTTCACGCCCCTTGGCGTGTTGGCGTCGATGGGTATCCAGTAGTAGTCGGTTGCCACCGCAGCGGTGTGCGTGCTGTTGATCGTGTGGGTCATGTGTTCTTCTTGAGTGTTGCGGGTGGTATAGATGTCACTGTGATAAAGATTTTGCGTGACGATTTTTCCATCTTCAAACCAAGTTTTTGTGCCAATCACAGGCTCCCGCGCTGGCTGTGCTGCACGATCTTTCTCAATCGCACGCGCCACAATCATTGCCTGCAACTCGGGCGAACCGTATTGCGAGGGTGCTGGCTGTGCTAGGGCTTCTTTGATGGCGGTGATGGCTTGTCGATGCTTTTGTCCTGCTTTGGCGCCTTTTTTGATTTGGCTTTCACTTGATTCATCAAACCCCACGTGGAGTGAAAATTGCAACGCCTCAAGCGCCAGCTTCAATGCTTCGTCTTTAGTCAAGATTCTTCTCCTTGCGTTTGGTCTCGATAGCACGGTGTTGGTCAGCGATAGAAGGCGACTGCTTACACTCGCTTCGCTCCTCATCCGTCAGATCAACCCATGTGCGCTTTGGTGGGGTGGTGTAAAGAGGAGCCCAACCAGTCCACGGGTTGCCCGTGCAAGCCATTACAGTGCTGTGGTCACGAAATGCTGAGTCGTACCCCTCCTCACTGGGGCGCATCCACGCCACAGGCTCCTGCGCTGGCTGCGCCAAGGCTTCTTGAATTTCGACGATTAACTCTTCAGCGCCCATTCGCCGGCTCAACAGGAAATCAAGCGCCAGTTTCAATGCTTCGTCTTTAGTCATCACACACCCCACAAATGAAACGCTGCCCTAGCTATTAGGGTAGCAAAACCAAACAATGTGCCGCAAACAAATGAGACCATGCCTACTGCCAAAATAACGCCAAGGATTGCCACGGCCCACAGCATGATTTCTTCCAATGTGTTTTTCATGTCGAGTACCCCCTGCTTGGCAGCTTCATGGCATCCTCAGAGCCGGGACGCATAGCCCCGCGAACTTCACCGTCACCCGTCCGATACGTATCACGACTCCACAGGTGGTTAGAGGGCGGCATAGCTTCGTTCGCTCGCTTGATACGCGGTGTGTACCCCTCAGTGCCGTGTGTGCGCTTATTGGCTTTGTCGGACTGCACTGGCAGGGTGTGTGTTTCGGATTTGGCATTGATTCTCATGTCGCGCTCCGTTTGGCAATAGGTGCGGCCAGCAGCCACTTGTCGCCTAGGAAACGGATGGATCGTACCCAAGCACGTTGGTTGTGGCGATTGATCTGGCGATCAGCACAGTTGAAGTGCTGACGCGCTCGTACTAGCATATTGGTTTTCATTTCAGTCCTTAAAAAATATCAAAGTAGGCCAAGGCCAAGATGGTTAAAGCCAGGCCAACAGCCAAGGCGGTGAGGTAGTCGGCCATTGCCTGGGCGCGTTTTCCAATGCGGTGATGTGCGGGTGGTGTGTAGTGTTCGCGCATGATTATTCTTCTGTTGTTGAGTTTTTAATGGCTTTGATCATGTGATCACCCATGTCCTCAAAGGACACTTCAAGCCAGGTCATTTCTTCTGTATTTGCATTTACCATTGCAAAATGAAGCGCGTAGCACAGGTTGGCGATCTGACTTGCTGTTGGGCACTTGCCCTGGAGCAGGTCAAAGGTTAGGGTTTCGATGGGGTGCATCATGGTTTTTTCCTTTTAACGGTAATCTGCCAAAGTGTTGTTGGCACGGGCAAGTGCTTCCGTCCAGTTGGCAATCCATTTGAAAGACAAAGTTTCAATTTCGTTGGCTGTGTACTGGCCTGCGTAGCCACGGGCAAAAGTGAATGTGCGTTTGGTGTTGTCGCGGCTGATTTTTAACCATTGACCATCTGTACGAACTGTTTTCTCTGTAAATCGTGTCATTTCGTTCTCCAATTTGTTGTTGCGATGAATTAATGTACCACAGATAAACACGTTGCAACACGAATCTTCACAAATTAGTGAAAAAAAAGACCGTCACATGGACGGTCTGTTGAAGGGAGAAGCAACTGCGGCTTCAGTTTACCTTCTTTGGCAACGCTTGTTGCAAGCAATACAAGATTTGACCCTGCAAAGTTCTGGCTTCAGCGGCTGCTTGCTGGCGCAATGCAGACATTACGCTTTCTGGCAGTCGTAAGGTGACAAATTTATTCTTGATTTCGTTTTTCATGGTGTTCCTTGATTTGAATCTTTGCGTGTTCCGCACCTTTTCCCACTATAACACACTGCCCAACACTTTCTAAGTATTCAATCCAGTCCTTCTGTTCCTTGCTGACCACGCCACCTTTCACGCGCTTCATCTCTATCCACATGCCCCAAGCTGGGACGCATAGATCAGGTACACCAGCACTCACCCCTTCCACCTTCAGCGCAGCGGCTGTAGTGATGCTTCTGGCCCCGCCATTCGGTATTGCGAAGATACGCACACCTGCATAACTTCGTCTGAACCAACTTACAAGCACGGCTTGTTCGTAATGCTCTGATGGTATTTTTTCTGTCATTTCCAACTCCGGTTAATTACTCTAAAAAATTTGCCGTCTTTCTTAAACTCAATGCTACTTGGTGGCACTGATTTATTCATAGCCTCAACCATCAAGAACAACGAGTTTGCACCCATCAGACTCGCTTGTGATTTGGTGGCAAGTGCAATCAGCATTTGCTGTGCCTTGTCACCGGCATAGCCCTGGTTCAGCACCACTAGGTATTCAGTGATGGGGACATCACTCAGGCCACCATAGTAGGTTACCGCCAACATCTCATTGCCACTGGTGCGACTGGTGTGAACACGCCAACTCCATGCGGTAACTTCTAGGTCGGTGCCTTGCAATCCCATAATGTCATCGTGACGCAGCGCCAGCTTTGCCGGTTCTGACGCAGGAAATGGCATACCGCAAGCCGGGCACACCTTGACAGAGATGGCGCAGATTTCTTGGCAGTTATCGCAGACCTTGATCGGTGCCTCGCCGTTGCCCTCGTTATTTTTCTTTGGGGGCTGCACGTTGGTGATGGGGCCATGCGTTGATACCACGCCGGCAAAGTCCAGCACCAGGCAGTGGTCGGTGTGCGACTTGGGGCGCAAGCCACGACCAGCCATCTGCACGTACAGGCTTGGCGACATCGTTGGACGCAGCATGGCAATCAAGTCGATGTCCGGGTAGTCAAAACCGGTGGTTAACACGTTGGCGTTAGTCAGCGCACGCAACTTGCCAGACTTGAAGTCGGCCAACATCTGGGCACGTTCTTTCTTTGGTGTCTCGCCAGTCACGCAGTCGGCTGCAATGCCTTGACTACGCAAAGTTTCAGCAATGTGCTGGGCATGGTCAACGCCAGTGCAAAAGAACAACCATGCCTTGCGATCACCGGCCAAAGAAATCACCTCGCGCACGACAGACTGGTTCTGATCGTCGTTGTCTACTGCCGCCTGCAACTCTGACTCAATAAACTCACCGCCACGCTTGTGGACGCCTGATGTATCCAACTTGACTTTGGTAAATTTGCTTTTTAATGGCGCAAGGTGCCCTTTAAACAGCAACTCCTCAATGCCAACCGAGTACAACAACGAATCAAACAGCGCAGGCTTGTCAGTGATGTAACCATGACCAAGACGAAATGGCGTGGCCGTCAGGCCAATCACGCGCATCTCTGGATTGATCTCTAACAGGTCTTTGAGCAGCTTGCGGTATCCACCCTCGTCCTTGTGGGACACCAGGTGACATTCGTCAATGATGCACAGATCGATGTGGCCGATTTGTTGTGCTTTCTTGCTTACCGACTGGATACCGGCAAAGGTAATCGGTTCACCAAGCTGTCGTTTGCCCAAGCTGGCTGAGTAAATGCCCATCGGCGCACCAGGCCAATGCTGGCGCATCTTCTCAGCGTTTTGCTCAATCAATTCCTTGGAATGCGTAAGCATGAGAATCTGGGTTTCAGGCCAGTTCTGTAATGCATCCTTGCACAGTGCTGCCACGATATGGCTCTTGCCAGACCCGGTTGGAAGCACCATGCAGGGATTGCCTTGGTTGCCATTAGAAAACCACTTGTAGAGGTCGTCTATGGCCTTCTGTTGGTAGTCACGGAGCATTAAAGTCCTCCAAGCAATCGGTAGGCGGTTGCGGCTTGAAGTGGGACTTGCGCGTTTCCGTAACCTTTGAGTTGGCCCACGCGATGGGAAATCCCATCAGCCACCCGACCCAATCTGGGTTCAACTTCCCACCAACTTGGGCAGCTAGTGTTGGCGTATTCCTTTTCGCTTCGCTTGGCGAGTTCTGATCTTTGGCGTTGTGCGCTGTCGGTGTCGGCCAGTATTTCACCCATCCCGCCAAACTCGTTCCCCCTGTCTGCCCCGGCGTCTTGTCCCATGCAACTTGTGCGCCCGTTGTTACCGTTGGCGTTGGCAAGTAAAAACCATCTGTCTCTGTGATGCGGCGCTCCGACATCGGATGCGCGTATGCAGAGCCACCTTGTGTCATACCCCAGCGAGGCCAAGTCTCCGAGTACGGTTCCGAGTCCGTTAGAAAGGATTGCTGATACGTTCTCCAAGAACAACTGCTTTGGTCGTACCACGCCAGCGATGCGCAGGATTTCGCGGTAAAGACCTGATCGGGTTCCCTCAGATACGCCTGCCTGCTTTCCAGCGACACTAATGTCTTGGCAAGGGAATCCTGCATGGATGCAATCCACGATTCCTGTGTACTCGGATGGATCAAACAATCGAACGTCCCCTTCCCACACATGCAATCCGGGAAACCATCCGTCTGTTGCTCGTTCTCGCAAGACTTTGCAGGCATATTTATCCCACTCAACAGCGACAATTGGTCTGTGGCCAAGAATGAGGTCGGCAAGCAAGCCACCTCCGATACCGGCAAAGAGATGCATAGTTTTTGTTTCATGTTTCACCCAACGATCCTTCCACCAAAGTCTTTACGCATCTCGGCCATAAATGGATCACCACTGGTGCAGGCTGCTGGATTGGCAATCAATTCCTTGCTGCCGTAAACATCGAACGATGGCTCACCGTTGTTGACTTCTTTGTCTTTGATCTTGTAACGCGCAGTCCATTGGTCTGGACCTTCCATACGTTGCCATGGAACTAAGTCTGGGTGGATCACATGGTGGTCGCAACCATTGTGCTGGGCGTCCACTGGTATCACATCGTCCCATTTAGCGCAATGCCAAGTTGAGTCAGACAATGGCGTGGCGTGGGCACAGGTACGGCAGTTCACATGCTTGGTGGTCTTTGACTCAAAGCACATGTCGTGACCTGGGCAATACAAACACTCGTACCATGTCGGGTCTGCACTCATTGGCTCAGGCATACGGTCTGACAATGCAATGCGATGGCCGCGCTCAATTGCTTTGATGGCAACCTCTGGCACGTATTCGACACGCTCTGTGTAAATGCGGTCATCATCCTTGCAGATAGCAACATATAACGCACGATCCAAAGTTGTGCCACGCATGTACACTTGCATCTGGACATAGTGCATTGGCTTGGACTTTTCCACGCCTTTTTTTACCAAATCATCAAACGATTTTTTGGAATGCGTTTTGAATTCAGCCACATGGCGAGTCTTGGTGGCACCCGGCACACCTTTCTCAATGATTCCGTCAAGCGATCCAGACACATGCGAACCAAAATCAACACGCGCTTGTTCATTGTTTACCTGGCGAATATCAATGTTGGCTGCTCTCAAGTCAGACACAATGGTTGACTCTTCCATGTGACCACGGCGAAACAATCGCAGGATGCGTCCCTTGAACTTCTCCTGCACAGCCCAGCGAAACGACAACCATAACCAGCGGTCACAACCGTGGCCCAGCAAAGAAGCACCAAGGTGTGCCCGAGGTTTTTCTTGACGCGCCTCATGTGCGGCATCAATCAGTGCCGCAATAGTTTGGTTTGATTCTGGAATTTGCATATTTTTACCAATTAGGTGGGGGTACTCGCTGCGTCTGCGCCGTTGTCCGAACTCACCGTACCGAGTTCCGCGATCGTTCACAGCATCCGCTTTCCCCCCGATTCAATTACTCTTTGACAAACACGCCGTTGGGCAGCAATGTGCCCTTACGGTCTTTGATCTGGCTGTATGCCAGTTCCATGCAGTCCACCAAGTTAATGTCTTGCAAAGCGCAATAATTGATCAGGCACACCATGACATCACCAACGCCATCCATGACATCTAAGCGATTACCTTTAATGGTGGCATTAGCCAGTTCACCCATCTCACTAATTGCTTTAAGCAATTGAACTTCTGGTGTGCTATTGGGGATAATCTGCCGAGCTTCCGCCCATTGGACAATACGCATCTCGTAATCAGCGTAGCTCATTTTTTTCCCCAAGGTGGTGATGCTTTGGAAGCTGCGCCAGGTGAAGCTGGTGGAGAAGATGCCAAAAAGTGGGGCAAAGGAACTGCACTACTTTCAGCAGCACGGAAAGCAGGAGCAGAACCGGATGCTTTAAAGCCTTTAAGTTCATTGCTATCACCATATTGCGCGTCATTCTTAACAGCCAGTTTGATGGACAGTTGCCCACCAATCAATTGGTCAGTGTCAGTCACACGAGTCAGTCCAATAGCACGCATGACTTCACCCAACTGCTGGCGTCCGATCTCAGCAGCTTTGACGTTATCGTTCTTAATGTTCAGGTTGCCGAACACCACACGACCCTGATGAGTTGGGCCAGTGATGTCATAACGAATGGCAATGTATTGGCCGGTTCCACTCTTGGTATTTTTTACTTCAGCTTTGTTAATGGTCGCTGTGTACCAGCCGGCAGGCAACGGTTCAAAGTTGTTAGTTGTTGCAACGGGAAGTTCATCTAAAGAAAAAGATTGGTCGAGAAATGCCATGATTATTTGTCCTGTAAAGTAATAGTAAAAGAAGGGCGTCCAGGCTTGGACGTTATTGCGGGTAACAGCAATTTGGTGATCTCTTCGCTGGTTGATGACCAGACAGAAGAATTAATCTCTGGCTTCCAACGAAACAGACTTGAAAGGTGTTCCTCAAGGCCATGTTCTGTCGCCAGTTCCTGAACCTTGTCAGAGTCAACTTTGCGGTCAATGCGGCCAACAACAGAAACTTTATATTGATTAAACATAAAGTTCTTGGTGCCGTCTAAGTCCTTGGCAATTGACAATGCCTTGACCATTTTGTCTTCAGCATCACGGCGGTCTGCTACGGCCTGCTTTTCCAGTGCCTTAGCAGCTTCCCAGATGTGGATAAGTACAGAGATGTTCATTTTTAATACTTAAAATGGGTTAGAAGTTTGAAAAGTTCAATTGCTTCAAGTTCGCTGTGAACTGCATCCCAAAACTCAAAACCAAGTTTTGACTTACGCCAGATGAAAGCGCCAAGCAACGTTTCAGAAACGTGTGTATCTAAATAATTTCCGCCGACTTCTTGCACCGCCATGAAGGCATAAATCTCTGGCATTCCAGCAGCAACATAGTGTTCATACATTTGTTTTTTAGTGGCGATCATTTTGTACGCTCCTCAAGCATCGCGTCTGCTATCTTGTAGGCACCTTCGGCCAATTCTGAATATTTCATGGAAACAATGTGCTTGCTTGCCAACACATCACCCATTGCCTTGGCTGCGAAATAATCGCGCAACGTGATGTCACTGATAGGCAGTGGTGTTTCTTTCTTCTTTGTCATGCTGCACCGCCAATCTTGGCAATGATGGCTCCCAGGTCTGGGGCTTCCCAGGCACTGAGTTTGCCGCTACGGTCTTTCGCTGACCACAAGCCATCAGAATCGCACATCAAAGCGCGTTGCGTGTTGCCGTCAGCGTCCTTCTCAATTCTTAGGGCCAATACTTCATCAAAGAAATAAGGGAGCGACTGGCCTGTCTTATTGCCAGGCATAGACGGCGCATACAGAATACGACCCATTTCATCTTGTGTTTTCTCCAGTTTGGCACTCATGTACACATGCAATCCAGGCAAGTCACGGAACGCACGAATAATGTCGGCCATCTGTTCTTGCATGGCACCGTAAGCAGCGCGTGGGTCTTTGTTGATTTTCTTTTCGTAGTTCAGGCAAACCTCTGCAATCTCAGAAATTGAATCCAAAGCCACCGACTTGTAGTCTGTGGTTTCGGTCAACCAGACATAGGCTTCCTTTAAAGTTTCTATGCTAGTAATCTCAATGTACGGCAAGTCTGCATCCTGGATTGACAGCAAACCACCTTCAGCACTCAGCACGATTGGCTGGGGCAAGGTCTTGATCAGGCTAGTCTTACCAGCGCCAGCTTGTCCATAGACAAGCAACTTAACTCCATTGGCAGATAGACTGCCGGTCGTCTTCAAACTAATAGCCATGTGGCTCTCCTTTTTTCACGCCCGTCTGGTAGTCAGTTCGGCGCTTAACGATATTCTATTGTAGAATTTCACCACAATCAATACAAAGGTGAAAATAAATGATGACCCTCGACGAAATCCGACATGCCCTTGAAGATCGGGTACCGACCAAGGTGGCTGAGGCCACTGGCGTTCACTACAACACGATCCGCCAGATCAGGAGCAATCCAGAGGCGAACCCCACTCACAAGGTGATGCAAAAGATCAGTGACTACTTAGAGAGTCGGCGCGTGTCTCATGGCTGACCTGACGAGCATATTTGGTGGGGCGTGGTCGCCACCGCCTGAGAAGTACATAGCACCAGCAGAAGACCAGTTGCGTGATGCGATTGCCAACGCTGGGTTGGAGCCACCAGAGTCCATCCATCTAGACGGCAAGCTGCACCGATTCAAGTCCGGCACCAAGGGCTCGCCAGGACATGGTGACAAGTCAGGCTGGTACGTCTGCTTTGCCGATGGCATACCGGCTGGTCGTTTCGGTGATTGGCGCTCAGGCGTAGAGGTGACGTTCCGGGCAGACGTTGGTCGCACATTTACACCAGCCGAAGAGATGGCTCTGACCCGGCGCATGACAGAGGCCAAGGCCATGAGAGATGCAGAAACAAAGAAGAGCCAAGAGGTAGCAGCCAACACAGTAGAGACAATCTGGTCCGATTGCACCGGCGCAAGTGACGAGCATCCCTACCTTAAACGCAAAGGCATAACAGCCAACGGCGCACGTGTGACAGGTGATGGCCGGTTGGTGGTGCCACTCTATGATGAGGACGGCATACTCTCCACGCTCCAGTACATCGACCACAACGGCGGCAAACTGTACCACCCAGGCGGCGCAACCGGCGGCAAGTTTAATATCATTGGCATCCCTGACTTAACCAAGACACTGTATATGGCCGAAGGCTTTGCAACCGCAGCCACCATCTACGAAAAGACAGGCATGGCCTGCGTTGTTGCATACTCAGCGTCCAACCTAGTGCCGGTAACTGAAGCCTTGCACCAAACTTACAAAGACATTGTAATAATTGCAGACCATGACGCATCCGGTGTGGGCCAGAAGTACGCCGAACAAGCCAGCGCCAAGTACGGAGCCAGGATGGTAATGCCGCCCTCCCTTGGTGACGCCAATGATTACGCCCAGGCCGGCAATGATTTGCTGATGCTACTCAATCCACCAAAGGATGATTGGCTAATAGCAGCAGACGACTTCTGTTCCCAGCCAGCACCAGTTTCATGGCTAGTAAAAGGTTGGTTGCAGGACCAAGCATTGGTTATGGTGCACGGCCCATCAGGTGGTGGCAAAACCTTTGTGGTGCTGGACTGGTGCCTACGCATGGCATCCGGCACAGTAGACTGGATCGGCCATAAGGTACGCCCAGGCAACGTGGTCTATTTAGCAGGCGAGGGCCATCACGGTCTGAAAAGCAGGATTGCAGCCTGGAAGAACCACAATACTCAAGACCGGCTCAACATGTGGCTATCCAAAGACGGTTGCGACCTGAATACACCAACAGGCTACCTAAAGGTAGTAAGCAACCTACGCGCCATGCCAGTCAGGCCACAAGTAATCGTAGTGGACACCCTGCACCGTTTTCTAGCCGGTGATGAAAACAGCAGCCAGGACGCCAAGACAATGCTCGATGCCTGCAACATGCTGATGCAAGAGTTCAAATGCTCAGTCGTATTGGTTCACCATACAGGCGTATCAGATGAAGCCCAGCACCGCGCACGGGGTTCAAGCGCATGGCGAGGTGCATTAGATATAGAGATCAGCATAGTCCCAGCCAAGGACGACCAGCCAATGCAGATAGTTCAGCGCAAGTCAAAAGACGCCGAAATGGCAGAAACCATGCATGTAAACCTCATGAGCGTGCCTATTCCAGGATGGTTTGATGAGGATGGCGAGCAGGTGACCAGTGCAGTCGTGGTGGCAGCAGAAGCCGTGACTAAGGTCAAGATTGACACCACAATGGCTGAATTCCGGCACCGGCTGAAGGAGGCATGGTACTTTGGTCAGTGCGAGGAGCGTCAGGGTTTGCCCTACATCAGTCGGGATAACTTACGCAACAAGATGCGGGAAGACGGGCGCAAAGAACGCACCATTGAGAACGATTTGGGGTCGTCTTATAAGAATAAGTTGATCGGTGCACTGCTTGATAAGCAGATTATTTCATCCCACGAAGAGGGGTGGATCGTGGTAGAACCGGAGCAATCTGGCATGATGATGATGGGTATTTCGTGATTGGAAAACCCCCCCAAGTCCCCTAAGGGGGGTTTGAGGGGAAAGGGGAAAAACGGGCAAAATGCACGAAAAAACCCCCCTAACCCCCCTCACACCCTTTAGGGTGAGGGGGCTGGGGGGATTCGATGCAGGGAAAGTTTGGGGTGGAATTGTTTGTTATTGATTGTTGGATGGTTGATGATTGATTGTGTGATTAATTGTGGGATGATGACGTGATTAATTGTGTTTATGTTTTAACAAGTAAGTGAGGACTAACATGGATGTGAATGAAATGCTGGAAGGTCGGAAAGACCGATATGGATTGTTTGAGGGACATGCAAAGATTGCACAACTACTCAAGAGCGAGATGAGAATGACAAATGGCTGGAGTCGGTTGAATGCCGACCAGCGTGAGGCATTGGAGATGGTGCAACACAAAGTCGCACGGATATTGAATGGTGATCCGAACTATGACGATAACTGGGTGGATATTGCTGGGTACGCTATGTTGGTGGCGAATAGGCTTAAACGGGCTCAGGAGGGTGGGAATGGTGGGAGTTGATATGGTTGCCTAGGTTTGATGGGAAGATGGCTTAAAAGCCGTTTAAATCGTTTGTCGTTGAATCAGTGATTTGGCGACAATTTGTGTTGGGGAAATGTCGTTGGATACTCAATTCGGCGACATTTCGGACTATTACGCGTATGCGCATGGGGTAATGATGAAGAAACTGGCTGAAAAGATGACTAAAACAGGTGCAATCATGGGCAGGCCAGAGAAATGGCCTGAAGATCATCCTGTTTGGCGCGAGATCGTGGCGCGAGTCTCAGCAGGCAAGAGTTTGAGTACAGTGCTGCTTGATGATGGAATGCCAAGATGGTCAACGTTCCAGGACATGCTAAAGCAGAATGATGCGTTGCGCGATGCATACGACAAGGCTGTACAAGACCGTGCTGACAAGATGGCTGATGAGATACTGGAGTTGTCCGACCAGGAGATGCCTGCCGGCTTAGAAGGCGCTATGGCGTCTGCCTGGGTGCAACAGAAGCGTATGCAGGTCGATGCTCGCAAGTGGATAGCCAGCAAGCTGAAGCCTCGCGTATATGGCGACCGCATTGACATGACCGTGCGAGATGAGCGCATCAGCGTCATTGGCGCATTGGAGGCAGCGCAATCTAGGGTGAAGTCATTGGCACCTATTGATGTCACTGACGTACTACCCAAGACTAGGTTGCTTGTGGATAACTCTGACGACGATGCGTCTACTTGATATAACGGGCGTTATGTTAACCAAGATGTAGCTGTTGATAACCTGTGGATAAGTGGGCTGGGTGCGTGGCCCATGCCCGACTCGCCCGGCCTGGCCTGGCCCGGTGGGGGGGGGGAGGCCCACGGCGTAAGGTCCGGCGGTTACGGTGGTCTCGCAAACAATTTATTTTATTTTTTAAAATAATTGATTTATCATCCCCCCATGCCGTATCCCAACGCTCTACTCCAAGCAACCCCACGTAACGCCCTTCTAGGCAACGTGGCGGATTTTCTTGCACAGTCCTACAGTCCACAGCGTACTCAGCAGGCGCAAGGCGTTGCCAACTTTTTGGCGTTGCCCCAGATCAGCCGGACATTGGATAGGTTAAGTTATGGCGAACCCTTGACAACTGGTGCTGGCGGTATTGGCGGAACCACAAGGTTCAACAACGATGCCCTAGACGCAGCAATGGCATTAGCCCCCACAATAGGACCAGCAGCCAGATTAGCCGGCAAAGGCGCAATGGCAACCGGAAGATTTGTAGCCCCCAAAGTAGGTGAGATGGCTGAAAGTTATCTCACTAAAACCGGCGGCATCTTGCCGGCAATAGAAAAAAACGCAGCCGGTAAGTTTGACAACAGCGCATTAATGGGTGAGTTTGATCTACGCTTTGACCCTCGCAAGCTGGAGCAGGCTAAGTTGCAGCAGATGACCACCAACGTGGTGCCAACACAGCAGGCCCAGGCTCCATCAGTTTCACTGGCGGATTTTGAAGGTCGTCCGTTTATCACCAGCATGTCGGATAGAACTGCTGCTGGCGGCAACTTGGTTGGAATAAATGATGTAACGTTTAACCGTCCAGTTGAATTGCGTGGTGGTCAGGGTTTTATGTTTGATAATCCTGGTCAAGTTTGGGCATCTGCTCAGGCTCCTGTAAATGCAATCATGAAGGGTGCCGGCGAGATTAAGGCGGCAACCGGCCAGAATCCGTTGTTTTTGCCTTGGCGTATGGCGCCGACTGGAGGCGACTTTGCGGCCATGACTGGCGAAACCATGCTGTCGTATGCTGACAGTGCAATGAATAAGACGCAGAAAAGAATGCTGGACAAGGCGATTAAGCAGTACATTCCTGAATGGTCTGGCGTATCAAGTCCTGAAAGTGTTGCTCAATTTCGTAGTGCGCCAGACACTGTACGCAAGGCTCTGAAAAACATGATGGATGTTGACTTTAGAAATCAAGGCGGCTTAAATATTGGTCAGGCGCGACTGGCGGTTGCTGATCCGGCGCAATTGATGGCACCTGATGCTGGCGTGATGAATGTTGGTGAGATATACGCAGGCCAGCCTATGGTCATGCAGTCTGGTCACCCTTCGTACCCTCGTGGTGTGCCAGGCCAGGGACTTGGAACTTTGGCTGAAAATCGCAATATTTTTGAGTTGATGCCGGAGGTGGCCCGTGCGCGTGGAATTATTGACCCAACAAATCCAGGCCAAACCGACATTCGGGCATTGCAAATGAAACCTTACGCTGGCGTAATTAGCAATGAATTGCTCAAGCGTCTGGGATACTGAACAAAAAATGTGGTTTAAAAGCGTTGGCGAGTTTTTCTCCGCACCGTTCTGTTAAAAATGCTTTAACAGATTCTTCTGTAATCTGATGAACGCCTGTGACCATGCATCGCATTTCATGCAAACAAAGTGCATCAAACATTTTTTTAGACATTTTCATGTCTGTATTTACCACGGGAGATATAATCATTCTCTCATTTTACCACTTAATACATTAAATGCAACTCCCAATCTACAAGGCACAAGAAGAACAGACGCTGATGACTGAACTGTGGTCACCGCAGGTTGCGGATGACCCAGAGGCGTTTGTTATGTATGCCTTTCCTTGGGGTGTGAAGAACACGCCACTGGCGAAATTTAGTGGCCCACGCAAGTGGCAGCGAGAGGTGTTGAGAGATATTACTGAGCATATAAAGTCACAAAAGGGCAAGGTTGACTTCGGTACGATCCGCGAGGCGGTGTCCAGTGGCCGTGGTATTGGCAAGTCTGCGCTGGTAAGTTGGCTGGTGCTTTGGATGCTGACGACTCGGATTGGCGGCAGCGTGGTGATTTCTGCCAACAGCGAGAACCAGTTGCGCTCGGTCACCTGGGCCGAGTTGACCAAGTGGACGGCCATGCTGATTAATTCGCACTGGTGGGAGGTGAGTGCCACAAAGCTGGTGCCGGCTAAATGGTTGACTGACCTGGTGGAGCGTGATTTAAAGAAGGGCACCCGATATTGGGCGGCAGAAGGTAAGCTGTGGTCGGAAGAGAACCCAGACGCCTATGCGGGTGTACACAATCAGGACGGCATGATGCTGATCTTTGATGAGTCCAGCGGTATACCGGATGCAATTTGGAACGTTGGTGCTGGCTTTTTTACTGAAAACACGCCAGATC